TTATCGTTAGTGAAGTATACTCCGGGTTCACCTGAACCTGACAGTTCCACACGTTTCCATAGCTTCTTGAACTCACTTGAGGTTATCTTATGACGTAGCATGACTGCTGAGTTGTTAGATCGCCCTCGTTGAGGGTTAGCAATGTACCATTCACCAGCTTTACAACCTAGCATGTCATCATCATCCATAGAGAACAATGAAATCATGGCTGCTCTTCGGATTCCACCTGTTAACACAGCATCAGCGATGTAACACATGATGTCATGAACCTCTAATGAGGTCAGTTGTCGGCCAATTGCAGTGTCGAGGACACCTCGGATGTGGTGTATGCAGTCTTTAAGGGGCTGTGGGCCCGGTGCCTTGCCGCCTGTGGTGATTAAACGTGCACCCTTTGGGCGTACATCACGATAATCAAGGTCAACATCCATAGCACCTTTGAAGTAAGCCTCAACAAGTACCTTAATGGCGTCTGCCCAGCCCTCAATGTTGTCTGATACAAGGAACCTACGGGTACGCTTCTTAGGCCCTGTGACCTCAGGTAGCTTACGTATGTGATGACGTTGTACTGAGTAGCCTACACCTGTACCACCTAGTAGTAGGAACATAGTCTCAGAGAACGCTTCTACGTCTTCAACAGGTAGATAAGCGCAGTTATAGATACGATTAGGGGCAAGCTCAATAGGAGTGCCACCAAACTGTAGCGAACGCATTGAAGGAAGTGACTTCTTGCCGTATACGAAGGAATAAGCACCTTCAATCTCATCAAAGAGCTGAGGGTACTTACGTTGGTGCATCTCTTTGTTACGTGAAACCAGCTCATGCCATGACTCCCTTCGGGATTCTTTTGGTATGTACTTGGCGTACTTTGAGAATATGGTTATGTCTGATAGAATTTCATTTGACTTGTTCACTGATTGTTATTCCTCTTTATATTTGTATTCTGCTATAGCTTCATCTATTCTCAATTGAGATAGGGCGTCTATAAGCTTCGTTAAGTTGTCTAGTTCTTGCTCTTCAAGTACATACTGCAGTAGGTATGGTTGACTCTTCTCGTACTTGATTACTATAGCCTTGAGCCATGTCTTTGTGTCAAATACCATCAGGTTACCCTCCCATTGCGTAGTGCCTATCAAAGGCTTTAGTTATTTCTCTGCAGAATATTGAACGTACTATGTCATCTGGATTATTAAAGTCTGTCACACCAATGTTTGCAGCCACTTCTGGCAACGCTTTGTCGGTATGCATTTTAATAATAAGACTAAGTCCAGACTTTGGGCCTAGTCGTGCCTGTGGTATATCTCCACAGATAACAACCTTAGAATCTTTCCCTATTCTCTTAAGGAACATCTCGATCTCTTTAGGTGTTGTGTGTTGTGCTTCATCTAATATAACAAATGAGTTATCAAAGGTTCTACCTTGCATGTACTCAAAGGGTACTACCTGAATACTACCAGCCTGTAAGGCTTTCTCGAAGTTACCATTAAGGTGCTTACGTAGTATGTCAGTGTAAGGTGTGATCCAAGGTGCCATCTTGTCTAGTTCCTCACCCGGAAGGAAACCAATGGACTTGGAGTCTGAAACGTTAGGTCGGCATAAGACGATACGGCTGTCTCTGTTGTCAATCATAAATTGAGCAGCACATGTAGACGCGATATATGTCTTACCCGAACCTGCAAAGCCTGTACCCACTGACACTACGTTGTCATCTATTGAGTTTATGTAGTGTGACTGATTCTGCGACAAGGCCTGTAGGCCCAACGAGTTACTCGGTACTTTCTTCTTCTTTTGAGGCTTCTTCAACTGTTGGTTCTCCGACTAGTAGTTGTATGCTTATTTGTAATCCATCATCTGCTGCTTTCTCGACAGCTTCAGATACGGCTTGGTATAGGTCACTTTCCAGATCTATGTGGTACTTAGATTCAATCCAGAAGGCATATAACGGGTTTAACATGAACAGCACCACTGAGGTTAGTACTGCCAGAGCTGAGGCTAACCAGATAACATCTGTTATTAATCCTATCAATTAAAGAACTCCTTGTATTTATTGGTGGGGTAGGAGGCACCTGTTAGTGTGCCAACAACCTTATCATCAACTAATTTAACAAGTACTGGGATGTGTCGTACACCCAAAGACTTGGCGAGATCCATACCTTCATCTTCTTCAATGTCTAGTGGCTCGTACTCTAAGCCCTCAGCGTCTAGCCTTGCTTTTAACATTTTACATGCGGAGCAGCTATCGCTTGTTAACATCTTAATCATTTGTCACCTCTGTCTAAATATTCTAGTTGTATTTGGAGTACGTGAATAGCTTTCTCAAGGTTCTCACGATGTTCATTCTTCTCTCTGGTCAGGTACTTCTGCACCTTAGTGTAGCAAGAGTGACGCACACCTGCATAACCGAAGTTAGCAAATGTAATCTCAAAGGGTTGTAGCCCTTGGGACTTGTAGTGGTCTCCTCCAACTTGTGCATCAGTGGCACTTTGTACTGGTGCTTTCTCCATAATATCCTTCCATTCTTTAGTGGGAATACATTGAGTCAAACCATCGGTATCCCCGAAGTCATCGAACCAAGGCTCAGTCTTAGGCCCATCGTATGCGGTTATCATGCTTGATCCCTCATACCTTCAGCAACGCAGTCAATTAAGTCAACCCATATTTGCCGTTCTTCTTCATCGTACCCCTCATGAATTTCACATGGCGTTAAGTTACGAGCTGCTTCAACAAGCGCATCGTACTCTAACTGACTCTCAATAACGACAGTTACTTGGATAGAGGTAAAACTCACCTCTGATTTGCTACTCTTAATTGAT